CCCCAGTAGATGTCGCTAGCTGGTGTGTGGGTGCTGTTGTCTACCTCAAGAGCTACAGAGAATGTAGCAGTCTCACCAGCAGTCAATGCTAGTGGAGGAAGCTCACTGAATACTACTGTACCAGTGTAGTGAGGCTGAGATGCAGATGCAGTCTCATTGCCGTGTGGGGCAATGGTGAATTCTACCTCAGTGCCGTAGTTGTCCCAGAGGGTGCGGTATAGCGAACCAGCTGCTCCAGAAGTAATTCCTTCTAGGGTCAGGGTCCACTGCTTACCAACAGATACCTCACAGAACGTACGAACGTCACCAGGTGCGTCACCTAGTTCAAGGTTTACAGAAGTTGCGTCACAAGCGTGGTCAGTTGTACCAATCTTGAACACAATGTTCTGAGCCTTAATGCGTGTTGATGCAGCCATTATTGACTCTCCTTATATCGTGATTGAAAGTTCCACTTGTACACTTGTGCTGACATACTCAGCGTTATTGTAGGCAAGTGAATACGGTTTGTCTACCCTTAGCAATCTAGCATAGCTAGGTAATGCCTTGAGTACACTTTCTATGAGTTGTTCCAGTGTTTCTGTCGCAGACTCATTTGTTGCTGTACCTGCCACTAGAATCAATTCTAGGGACATTACATACTCGTTACCAATGGTTTCAACGGTAATGAATGGGTTACCAGTGTTGATAACTACTACTGGAGGAACGATACGCTCAGGCAAGAATGCATAGACATCTAGTCCTTCACCCTTAAGTGCCGTTGCAAATTGCTCTTTAGCCAGTGTAATTTCATTCATTAGAGTCCAACCTTTACAAATGGTAGAAGTAGTGGATATACAGCATTCATTGGGTCTTTTGCAACACGGAATGGGGAACCATCCATAGTTGCAAACTGAGCAATTCCATTGGGGGCAGAACGGCGGTGATACAGCTCTGAAGCTGCCAATAGAATAGCCTGGTCCTTAATTACAGATGGGACATTAGCTGAACCAACGTAATTGTTTACCAAAGCTGTAGCAGTTGTGATACAACCAGTCTCAAAGTCATAGGAGTTACCTTCTACAACCTTGAAACCTACATATCCTGCTAGTGTTCCTAAATCAACCGCCATTCTGACCTCCTAGAATTACGCTGCTACTACTGGAACTAGTGCCTCTGGTGCCTCAGTAGCAAGTGCTGCGTACTGGTAGACAGAGAAGTCACGGCTCAAGTTGATGATGTTGTCATCAGTTAGCGATACAACTGGGTTGGTGTACAGACGCATAGCGTTAGAGTTAACGAATGCAGAAGTACCAGCTGCAAGAGCGGTGTCAACTGCAACAGTTAGACCAGCGAAAGAACCACCTAGTGCAAGTGGGTTAACCTGACCAACAGTGTTTACACCGTTGTTGCCAGTTACAATCATCAATGGACGACCGTCAGAACCCTCTAGCTTCATAAGAGTCTTGAAGACATCCTTAGAAACTACAAGAGCGTCAATGTTCCAACCACGAGTTGTGAACTTGTCAGCACCCTCAACAATAGCGTCTAGCCAGTCACCGTAGGTGTTTCCACCTAGCTCAACGATAGCGTTGCCACCAGTGGTGACGTGTGCATCGTACTGGTCCTCAAAAGCACCACGTACGTGGACGTTCAGGTTGTTAGCAACTGCAACTGCCATTGCTCGCATGTGTGCGTCTAGGAAGTTAACAGAAGAACGCTCAATAGCCTGACGAGACAGAGTGGTGTAGCCACCAAAAGTCTTAACAGGTGCAGTAGCAGTGGTTAGAGATACCTGACCATAGGTTAGGTCATCACCTTCAGCTGCCTGCTCTCCAACTGTAACAGTGTTGGTATCTAGCTTTGCGTACTCTAGAACGTTTCCAGAAGCTGGAAGAACGCCAGTAGAGATAAGACCACGGACACCAATTGGGGAGTCCACGATACGGGTTAGGTCACCAATGAAGGTGTTTAGCATTACAGAGTTGTCAGTTGTGTTACCAGCGTAGGCACGGATAGTAGCCTCGTCACCAGCAGCAATAGCCTTCAGAACCTGACCAGCAGAACGTGTGTCTACGGTCTGGGTAGGGGTAGCAACCTGCACTCCAGCCTCTACGGCACGGCGTAGCTCTGCTACCTCATCCTGAACACTACGAACGGCAAACTCTAGGTTTTCGTTAATTGATTCCATTTGAATCTCCTTAGTGTTGTTTAGATTTTCCTCACGTACAGCGAGGATTTCTGCATCAGAGTAAGCAGGTTGCTCAACAACTGATACCTCTCTTAGCGATACCAGATTACGGACAACAACATTGCCATCTCGCTCTGACTCTACTGGGACAAATCCCACGCTAAACTTGTTTAGTACACCGTCACGAATGAGGGTGTATACATCATTGCCCTGGGAGGTTTCGCTAATCTTAGCACGGATGTAAAAACCATCCTCTGCATTGCGACCTTCAATAACCTTACCAATTGGCAAACCTTCGTGCCCAAACTTTAGCTTTACCTCTGATACATCATCAGAAATAGAACCCTGAGCAAATCTCTCTACGTATGCACCTACGTTGGTTTCTACACCATACGGTACTGCGATACCCTCAATGATTCGCTCTTCATCATTCTCAGCACGAAGTTCAATGTGTCTAATCTCTAGATTATCCATTTATACCTTCCTTTGCCCTGACTTCATCAGGACTCATCCAGCCACCGTCAACGGCTACCTTGTAGGCATCGTAACGAGCCTTTAGGTCTGCCTTGAACAAACCTTCATAGTCAAACTTGACTCTGGTTCCTCTTGGCAAACAGTTACTCATTGCATCCTCAATTACATCCAGATAAGCCATCAATGTGTGACGGTAGAATACCTGGTTTTCTTCAGTCAGATTTGAGTAGGTGTCTGAGGTACCGTCTACACCTGTTAGGAGCAAACGAGCTGGGACACCAAACAGTCTTGCAATGGACTGAACCATCTGGGACTGTACCTCTGTGAATAGTGCGTCTTTTGGACTTAGTGCAATTGGGTCATAATCAAAACCATTTCCAACTACTGCAATCTGACGCTCAGACTGCTTCTTGTGCCAACGCTCTGTAATCTCGTCAGCCTGGTCAGAAGTAAGCATCTGGTTGGTCTTTAGTAGACCAGTTGGGATACCTGCATTCTGGAACCAGGTAGAAGCATATTTGCGTAGGTCAAGAGCAGCAGCAATATCATCCTTACAGGTCTGGATAGGACCTACACCACGTAGAATGCCAGGAATAGAGAACAACTTGATGTGTTCCATTTCCTTGGATGTGACTGTAACCATGTCAGTGTTTGGATAGGTAGTAGTGATGTAGTAATCATATAGCTTGTTGCCAAATGCATCTTCTCTTACCTGTACTGACTTAGATGGAATTAGTCTGATGGAGTTGATTGATGTACCGTTGGAATTAAAGGTCTTGTGCCAGAATGCTTCACCTGTCAATGCAAGGCTGGATACAGTCTGGAATAGTAGCTCTCGTCTTGATTCAAGCAATGATGGCTTGTTGACGAATAGTGGGTTTTCAATCTGCTCTTCTGCACCACCTGCGTAGCGGTAGGTCTTGATGTCCATCTTAGCGATTGGAGTAGCAATAACCTGGATAGCACGGTATACAGGTGTTAAGCTGATTGCTGTGTCTGCAGTTACCTCTGTAGCATAACTTGCTGCAGGTCTGGTAGGTGCAGTTCTAATTGAGGAACGAGTCTCTGAGCTATCACCGTTGGTAATTGCTTCTAGTACTCTTTGAAATACATTTGCCATAGAAATCTCCTATTATTCTATCACAGTTTACTTATTCTTGCGTCAGAACACCTGGATAGATGTCTCTTCAACTATGCTTGCTGTGTAAAGAGCGAAGATAGTTGCCATCAAAGCATCTAAGTCACCCTTTGACTCTTTTCGTGATATATACCACGATTCTCCACTATATTTAGGTATACCTCTGGCAGTTTGGTCCCTTAATAGTGCATCATTGTTATGTACTACTTTATCATTAGCAAACAACCAGTAAGCAAATGCACAAGCTGCTGCCACTTCTTTTGCCCATAATTGGTAGGTTGGAATGCCTGATAACTTTAGTTTTTTACCAACATTTGGCATCTGTCTATCGTCAAGAGCAATACCCATAGGCATGTATTTGAGATACAAGTCTTTAAGGTCATCAAATACCTGCTGTTCTGTTGGATTGACATAGCTTCTTACTAGTTCTGTCTCATATATACCGTCAGGACGTTTCCTAGCTGCTGATACCGTCACATTACCCCATGATGATGTTCTATCTACTGCAAATACGAATGGGTTGGTTTTCTCTGATATACCGTTGCCAACTGCATTGTCAAATAGGTCCATTGGTAGCCATCCTGGTATAGATGACTTTTCAATGAACTGGTTAAGCCTATATCTACGTGCTTCTAGTTCTGGAATAGACTTGAGGTCAGAGATGATAGTCTCCAAAGGTATTCTGCCAGCAGCCACAGCAGGGTTAGCAGCATAAATAGCCTGTGGGTCATCTATCTCACATCCTTCTGGTGCTTCCCAGCAGAAGAAACCAAATCTCTCAAAGTCTGGGTCACCATCTATAGCCTTTTGTCCATTGTCATACAACTGCATAAGAGTAGTACTGTTTTCATCACCTGCTGTAGTGATACCTACTACCATACCGTCTTTTTTAGTAGATGTACCTAGTGTCAGAGCAGAATATAGACCTTCAGGGAGAATGTGCAACTCATCTACAATCCCAAATGACACTGCAATACCCTGAAGTGCTGTTTCCTTAGCTGCCCTAATCATATATGTACCAGCACCATTAACTAGGTGCATTCCTCTATGC